GTGAAGTTGCACGGACACACAAGACAATCGTGGTTGCTCCTCATGGCCACAATATGTGGCTTTCTTGGCGCCGCACACACGGCTCAAAGTGAATGCCTGAGCCCCTCATCTGCTTCCGGTGATTCAGCCACGACCGTATATCGTTGCCTCGAGCAGCAGGGCACGACCACGCGACAAGACCCAATTACCAGTCCCCATAAGACGACTGTGGTTGAACGCGGCCCGGCCAGTGTTCCCTGGTTTGCGCCCAAGCCTGCGGGCAACACGGCGGAAACAGCCGCGCCATCGCCGCAAGCTCAGCCCGCTGAGCCGTCTGAGTCATTGCCACAAGCTCAGCCGTCAAAGATCAAGGAAATTGTTGATAACAAGCCGGACAAGAAACCCGTCGCGCAGAAAAAGCCGGCTCGCAAGAAGCTTGTAAAACTGAAACCAGCCAAGACGAAAACGACGAAAGCGCTGACGGCGAAAACGAAGCCTGTCAAAAAGACGACAAAGGCCAAGATTGCCTCCGAAGAGCCCAATGACAGCACCATCGTCTGGACTCGGAAGGATGTGCCTCTCGGAAATCGTATCGTGAACTGGCTCGGGCTCTGAGCCGATACGACAGCTGATCGCTTCAGCGGCACAGGAATGCCCCAGACGGGTGTTCACTGATAAATTCTACGAGTTCCGGCACGCCATAATATACGGGTGATGATGCGTTCGGCACGGGCAACCGATCGCTCATCGGCTTCCGGAAAGGCGATGTGAAGCGCCTCGTGAACCAAGGTTGAAAGCCACTGTCGAGGCTCGAGCCGAGGGTCGATCTCGATCAAGCCATCTTCGGGAAAGGCTTGCCCCGCCGCTCGTTCGCGGCCGAGCTTGCGCTCGGTGAGGATGAGCTTTCTTGGCATGACTTACCTCCTCTCACGCAGGAAGCGGTAAAAGCGTTGCCAATCACGACGCTTGCCCTCGCAGGTCTTCAGCGCCGCGCGGTTCTGATAGAGAGCCTGAACGGCGTCCTGCCCGATCGACACCTTTGGGAGCTCACAACGTATTTGAAGTCTAGCCGGAGGATCAGGCAACGGCACCCTCACATCAGGGGCTCTCGTCGATCCGACGCACGCCGTCAACATGCTCACGAGTAAGAGGACAGGACTTTTCGTTCTGAAGCGCATCGATGAGCTCCTTGAGTTTGCGTTCTTCCTCCTCGGCGTTACGGGCGTCGGCTTCGGCTTGACGAATGACGACTTCATTGGCGAGGAGTGCCGCTTTGATCTGCGCAATAGTCGCTTCAAGCGTCCTGACCCGTTCAGCTTGGATACCGGCTAGGTAGAGCTTGGTCGCGAGCCCGGCCGCGAGGATGAAGGCCAGCAGGGTCAAGATGAGCGTGGCGGTCCCCTTGAGACCGACCCCGCCGAGCCCGATACGGGCGAGGATTGCCATCATCCGAACAACCTGTCCCAGAGCCGCTCCCGGCGCTCACGCCCGATAGCCAGAAGAACGCCGCAGGTCATGGAGGCCAATCCCAGAATGAGGACGAGGAGGCTCACCCAATCCATCCCGTAGCCGAAGCCGGCCAGTGAACCCGCACCACCGGATCCCAAGATCGCGGCCAGCCATTTTCCCGGTCCAGTTATCGGAACTGACGCAACATCGTCGACCTCATCGCCATCCTCCATCTCCCGCCGGACGGCACGCAGCATGGATGACGTAACCGGCTGGAGTCGTGCCGCGACACGAAAACCATTGGCTTCGGCCCAGTCGATGGCATCAAAGCACGGGCATGCCTTGGCGACGCCGGGAAAGTCGCGATGGCCGATGACGCGGCTGGCCGGAAACCGCGACTGCAGACCGGCCAGACGATCTTTGAGCGAGTTCCACTGTGCGGTGGTGAAATTGTTCCTCGGTCGCTGCCGCGCGTCAACCCCGCCAACAAGGCAGATGCCGACAGAACTGGCGTTGTGGTTTCTCACATGACTGCCGATCTCTTCGAGAGATCGGCCTTCCTCCACCTCACCATTGCGCCGAATGACAAGATGATAGCCGATGTCGTTCCATCCCTTGGCCTTATGCCATTGACGGATCTCGGCAGCGCCGATATCGGCTGTCGGCGGTGTCGCCGAGCAGTGAAGGACAAGATGGTCAGTGGACCGCCGGCGCATCAGCGCGCCTCCTGCGGCAGACGATCCTGCTTCTTTGCATTATCGCCCACGACATCACCGAGTCCGCTACGGCGCAGAAGCGCTCTGGTTGCGGAGATCGGCACGGCGAAGTTGATGCCCGATCCGCGCAATCCCGCATCAAGCGTCCCCACGAGCTCGCCGCGCTCATTCAGAACCGACCCACCGGAATTGCCACCGATGCTGGCGGCGTCGATCTGAAACACCTTGAGCGACTTTCCTCCGATGGCAAGCGTGCGTTCAGCCGAGGAAACAATGCCCTTTGTGACCGAATTGTCGAGGATCACTCCTGGGTTGCCGACGACATAGATAGTCTGTCCCCGCATCAGCACATGACTGTCCGGAGCCAGTGGAGCCTCCATCGGTGCTCTGAAGTCGACATCGAGAATCTGGAGCAGCGCCACGTCGTTGCCGGCGTCATTGCCGATGATCTTTGCCACATAGTGACGAGACGATATCACCTGATAGTCTCGGGTGATGTTCTGCCAAATCTCGAGATCCAGTTTCTTCTCGATGGTCTTCTTCGTCACCTCGCCGGTCACTGGATCAACAAATTCCTGCTGCTCACGGGTGATCCGATCCGTGACACAGTGACTGGCAGTAAGCACCAGGCGGTGCTTTTTTGAGATGATCGTGCCGGAGCAGAATCCATCACCGCCCACTCCGACCACGACATTGGTCTGGTCTATCTGCTGTGCCATCTTCTTCAGATCCCAGGTTTCTTGCGCCGGGGACGCACGGACGCAGCCGGCGAGGCTCAGGATACCGAGCAGACAACCGGCTGCGGCAAGCCAATGACAGGTCTTCATGGCGAGATCCTTTGTTGTGAGATTATGGGATATGAGACGCGGAGAGGCATCGCCCCTGATGCGCAGCAGGCGCAGGCCGGTCACTATGGGAGGTGGCTCGACGCCGCCGAAACGGCTATACTGGTCGACCTATTTTCCGTCTCGACCGAGCTTGACGATTTGCAGAATTACCAGTGCGAGGCCGAAAAACGGCATGAGCGCGGCAGCGATTTGAGAACTCTCTTTAAGGAGGTCCAGCCAGGCCGGGCTGAAGATCGCGGCGGTAGCAATGACAAAATTGAACTTAGCGGTGGCCATAAGGTCGTTTCCCAATTGGAGCAAGGTCAAACCTCAACATCTTTGTCCGGAAAAGCCGAATGCCGACCAGACCCATAAACACCCGGGGCAGTATTCGCTCCTATGCGAGCTGACGTGTCGGATCAGAACGAGATACCCTACCGATCCGACCGCAATGAGCTGCCGACGACTCTCGTTCTCCTATCAGACTTCTAACAACGATCCTCTGTACATCAGCGGCCAACTTTTTGGCTGAGAACGAGCGCCAATCCTAGAAGTGCTTCCTGAGGAAAATCCTGAGTAGCCCACACTGGGTTGAGTTGATAAGCTCGTAATTCATTGATGCTCCCATCAAAAAAACCTCTGCTGGCAAGAGTCAATCGGCGCCAGAAGCTCTGATTGACGTCTCCAAATGTTTCCAAACTCAGAAGGTGTCCTCCAGTTACGCGACTGATCTCCTTTAGAGCCGCTTCCTTTACTTTCTTCATTTGCGCAATTGAGACAATAGTCATTACAAGATCAAATTCGCCGGACTCAAAGGGCATCGCGCAAGCATCGCCCTGGACAAACTTAACGCGCTTGAAGGCCTGCAGATCCTGTTGGTCGAATGGCGCGTAAGAGATCAAGTGGCCCGGCAGGGCAGGCATCGACTGCATTCCCACCGCCTCCTGATGGCCGGTGTCTGTCAGCTCGAGTCCTACGAAAGAGGTCTTCGGAAAGGCGCCAGCTAGCAGCAGTAAATAGATGCCATCTCCGCAGCCGACATCGAGAACACGTCGCGGCTTAAACTCTCTGACTACTGCACCGATAATAGCCAAGCGCATACGGGCCAATCCGCTCTCATCGACAAGCAAATTCTGATTTCTCCAGACCCAAGGAGCGGCTTTTCTAGGTGCACCAGCAATATCGTATCGTGCATGCCCTATGCGCCATAGCTCTCCAATGTGGCGTTGCTCGTCTTGTGTGCCACGGAGCCGCCGCCACAAGCGCTTCCCGACCTTTTTCTGCTGTCTCCTAATTCCGTCCGCAAAGCGCACCTGGTCCATTTTCGATACAAATGGACGCAAGGCTCCAAAGATGCCGTCGCCGCTGATATCCAAGTCTAGATTGTCTATAAGCTGAAGAGGTACGGCTGTTTCGTTCATGAAATGCTCGACTTGCTCATTTTTTCCTCGAGAACCGGCATTCTGTTTCCCGTAAGTAACACTTATATCAATAGTGACACATACCACTCTTATCGTCCAATGATAGCACCAAGCACTATGATACAGGTCATTCATAAATCCTCACGACCACCTTCCAGCTTGCCTCGGTTGCGGTTAGCCCCTGGAAATTGCTACGATCTATGACGATAAGCGTGGTTCCCATGGCTACTCCGACATTTACCGAATCTGACCACACCTCAATACCGCCGGAATTGCCTTCAGTTCTCGGTGGCAGGTTCCAGATTCTTTGACCAGGTGTGAATCCCAAGTCGGCAGAGATGTTTTCGATTGCTGCAACTACCAGGGCTGGATGATGACTAAGGCCATGTGCTCGAGTCACCTCAAAGTTGTCATTGAAAGTTCCCAGATCGAACTCCTTCCAAAAGCCTATTGAGGACTTGCCTTCTGACCAGAGACGAGAGAGCACTATCATCCTAACCGCAGCGTGATTTTCGATGACTTGATATGAAAATATAGTGCCGGCATTTGCCGCTTTTTCGATGATAAAGGCGCCTGGCACTTTAAAAATCGCATTCAGATTCAGACCCCAGCCGCCAGTTCCATCTTGCTGAACAACGAGTAGGCCCTTTTGCCCCGTATTCATATTTGTGGGTAGGCCGAGATTTCGCGACGCGGTCAGCACGATCCGAACGTCGTTCGATGCCGCATTCATATCCCAAGCGATCGTCGCCGCGTCTGTGAGCGTCGTCATCGTGGTGATGAGCGGCTTCGCGAAGGTCTGCTTAGCGGTAAAGGTCTGCTCTCGGTCGACCGCGACTGGAGCAAAATTCAGAAGGATGATATCCGTGCCGTTGTAGACGCAATCACAGACATGACCCGAGCCGGCGATGTCGCCGAGCGCGAGGGCCGCGCCATTCAACTTCTTGATGATCTTGGTGCCCAGTCCGTCGATGTTGATAGTAGGAGCCGCCGTTGTGTTAGCGGCCCCGGCCGTGAAGCGAAAACGCATCTTGGCAGCATAGGCCGCGAACGCCGGCGAGAATGTCGCCGTCACGGCGTCGGCGGTTCCGCCAACTGCGGTCGCATGGGCTACGATTTCCGACTGGACCTGGCCGAGATTGGCACTGTCGGCAGCCGCGGCGCCGGCGCCCAAGCCAGTAAGCTTGTTGCCGCCCATGGGCTGATTGGCCTGAAATGGCGCAGTTGCGTGGACATTGACGCTGTCGGTCAGCGCCTGAGACATATCTGCGACGACAGCATTGTAGTCGGCGCTCTCTATCGTGGTGTTGGGCACGGCGGCGGTACCGGCGGGCGGGCCATAGATGCCGGATCCATTCCTGGGCATGGGTGACCTCTTAGGGACGGGATTTGGATGGAGGTGGATAGGACGGGTAATAGCAGACAGCTCCGGCGACTCCCGCCTCAGAGCTACTGGCCGACCGCGATGCCTTGATTCTGCAGGACGGCACGCGCAATCATGCGGGAAATCTCGTTGCGATTTGCGCCGGGCTTGACCCCACTGAGAATGTATTTCTCGGCATTTCGAGTATTTCGATCAGAAACTGCCTCTGCGGTTTTGCCCGCAACTCGGTTCGTGATTCTTGATAGGGTTGGACCTGTACCAATCCAGGAGCCGGCAAGGACTCCCAGTTCCTCCGCCGAGATTCTATTTTGAAGATACTTTTCCGTGAGATTTCCAACCAATCCACCGGTGAGGCCGTCTATTGCTTGGCCAGCCTCCCTACCTGCCATGTTTCCGGCCCCGACGTTCCTGATCAGCTCCTTGATCTCTTTCCGAACCGGTAGCGGCGGGAGCATATGCGTCTTGACCCAGCGTGCTGCCCTTTCGCTTCTATCGCTGCCTCCGGCGCGCCGAATGGCCTCCTGTTCCCCTGGAGAAAACAACTTCATCCTGCCCTTGTCCTGCGCCAGATCCGCATAGGCATCCCGCGCCGACCTTCCGGAGGCCTTCATCTCGTCCAGCAGAACCGCCTTGTCATAGGCGTTCCTGGTGCTGTCTGCCGCCCGGAGGCTGTCGACATATTCAGGCAGATTTCTCTCACCAGCTTCCTCGACCATTAGCCCCGCCTGATCGGCAGCCGCTTTCTTCTCAGCGGTTGAGAGCGGCTTACCGCGCAGCTTGACCTTGGGCACTCCACCACCGATCACGGCTCCGCCGAGACGAGCCCAATCTTCATAACCAGTTCCCTCCGCCAGTTGCCCCGCCCCCTCAGAAGCGAGCGAGCTGCCAAGCCACATGACGGCCTTGCGTCCCGCTCCAGCCGGGCCTGTCAACAGGCTCGGCGCGAGTTCGCCCGCGGTACGCGCGAACTTTCCCATCGTCGTGCGTGGCTGATGTTCGAAGAGGCCTTGAGAGCCCAGCCCGTAACCCTTCGTATACTCGTTCATCGCCGTGAGGGCCTCGTCACTCGTCGGAAGCCAATCATCCACCGATTGCAATGATTTCTCGAGCCACGCCCTATGCTCCGGCGTGTCTTCAATCAGGCCGGTGTTGCGACCCACCCAATCGCCGCCCCGCGCCACCAAATTGACCATGTCCATGGGGAGTCCGATCACGCCGGCCGCACCTTCGCCAAGGCCGGTCAGACCGCTGCGGCCAACATCCTCGAGGCCGGAAATCTCTCCCTTCTCGCGCATGGCGCGCTCTTTTGCCTGCGCCATCTCATATGCCTTTCGGCGATCGAGAGTCGTGACCATCACACTGTCCCTTTCAAATAATTGCTATTTCCGGCGAAGACCGCCTGCCTATGCAACTGACGGATCACTGGATTGATGAAGTCTCAGATCACGGCCGTCTGACGATGTTTCCATATTCGTCGACTGTCACACCCAGACCACGGGGATCCACCTCTATCCCGCGGCCCCACGGATTCACGGCGGGCAAACGCGGCTTGATAACTGGCTTCCCTTTCGAAGGTTGAGGCGAGACTTGCCCTCCCACATCGGTCACCGGCACACCCGCTGAGTTATCCCAGATCGAGTGTGTGATCGTCCTCTGCTCGTCGCTCAGCCATGGGTCACTGTATGCGTCCGCCAGAGCTGGTGTCACGTTACCCACCGGACGAGGCGTCGACCGATCACCACGCGGAGGGACAGTCGCATGATTTGCTTGGTCATTGATCAAAGCGTTGAACTTGGCAGTCGCTCCCTCACGCCCAGCAGCCTCCGCCGCATCCAAGCGGTTGTTCTCGATGCGCGCACCAATGGCTTCCACGACGGCATTCAGACCTTCCCATGCTGTCTGGGGCACTCGACCGGCATTGCGCTCCATCAGGGTGCGAGCAATTTCCCGGCGCCGCGATAGCTCCTGCGGCGTCGAGACCCCTGTCCCCTTCCCAAATATGAAAGATAACATTCGAGTCTCCTGTGATGATTTTCGAACATGACGCGCCGCGCTCGCGATTTTCTTGCGCCACGGGGAGTTCCCTCATGTGCCCTCCAATGCCTTGGAATAGTCGACACGGCGGAAGCCGAAGGCATCCTTGCTCACGGCGTCGGGATGCTTCTTCTCGACCTCCTGCGCCATCAGACCGAGATGCATGCCGCCTCCGGCTTTGTAGCGATATTGATAGATGCCCTGCCCGTCGTCGGTCTTGCCGACACGCTTGATGTCGGTCTTCAGCCTGCGATCCGAATATTTGATAAAGTTGCCGGCAATGCCGAACATGCCGCCCAGCGCCTGATTGATGGTCTGGCTCTTCTGCTGATAAGCCGCCATCTTGTTCTGGTAATCCTCCGTCCCGGCACGGACGCGATCGATCGACGGCAAGGTGCTCTGAAACTGCTCCGGAGCGGGCGCGGTGCCCGGCTGGCCCATGCCCATGAAAGTTCCGATTTCGCCAGCACGCTGAGCGCGCTCGCCCAGAGCCATGCTGCGGCTGGTGAGGGCCATTTGATTATAGGCGTCGTTTTCCTGCTCACCGGTTGTGCGCATGAGGGCGTCATAGGCGGCAGTGCCGGGCCGAATGCCGCGATTGGTCGCGTCGGTGATGGCGCGCGTCCGCATCATGTCCACCTGCGGCTGGACGCGTTTCATCTGGTAGCCGTAGATCTTATTCTCGATATCGTCCTCAAAGTTGCCGGCGTCCTGGAACTGCTTTGCAAGCATTCCGGCGGTATCGGCTGCAATGAGCTTCGCGGCGTCGCTCTTATCCTTGATGGCCTGCTGTTGGGGCGAGAGCGAGGACGTCGACTTCATCAGGGGGATCGAGTATTTCTTTCCCGACACCGGATCAACGTAATCATAGGTGCCGCTCTGTGAGTAGCTCACCGATCCATCAGGTGTCTCGATGCCGCCCCCCATGTTCATCATTCGCTCGACAATCGAGGTTCCGATGTTGGATGAGGTCTGCTGATCGACAAGCTTGCTCATATTCGGCGGCTTCGGCGCCTTGCCCTTACCCATGTCGATGCTCCTTGTGAAAGCCGTTCAACCGCCAGTCCTCGGCGGTGAGCGTGGAAATGATGCCGTCCTGGTCGCGGCCATAGAGCCGCGGGATAGCCACTTGTTTGAAGCCATAGGCGCGCGCGATCCGAACGGCATGCCGCAGTCGTGCTGGCGTCTGCGCAACGGCCATCTGGCAGCCGATGCCATCGAAAACATAGGTGAAAGCCGCATGGAGCACCGGTCGTGTCAGCCAGCGCCGATCGACGCCGGCATAGCTGATCTCGATCGTACCGGCCTCTGGCGACCAGTTGGTAAAGACGAAACCGCCGATGAGCGTGCCGTCATGATCAACTCCCATCGCGGTAAAATTGCTGCCGAAGCCGCGCGCCGCGGCTGGGATCAGGCTCGCCACCAGCTTGGCCACGGCCTCGTCCTGTCCGAAGACTGGCTTCATACCGCTACTCCTCCCTGTTCATAGAGCAAATCAACGGAGACGAGCTCGGCTTCGGGCGGCCCGGCATGGGAGCACGTGATCTGAATGTTCGGCGCCAAGGCAAAGCCCTGCCCCGCGACCGACACCCAGCGTGTCACCAGCTGCTGTGCCGTGCCGGCGTCCCAGAGCGCGACATCCCACTTGCCGACATCCCAGACATCGAGACTCGGATGCTGTGCCGCCGGCGGATAGGCAGGCAGCTTGGCGATGTAATCGCTCGATATTGAGACTTTAGGCGAGAAGGGCTGACGATAGAGCCATGAGGTGCGCGCCATCTTCGCCGTCTTCATGGCGACCGGCGACCTCAGATGGTCATACAGCCCGACGAATGTGCACTGATACGGCGCCCCATCATCGGTGCCGCTGGCCTCGGCGATCATCACGCCACCGCCCGGACTGCCGAAGAACGCTCGACTGCCCATTTCAGCCTGGCAGGAGATATCCCAGCCCGTATATTTCGCCCAGGCGCCGGTGAGCAAATTCACGACGAATGCGCATTTCTCGCTGGCGCCGACGGTCGGCAGGCCGATGATGCCCATGCTGCGGGAGCCCCATTTGAGCGCCGACCAGTTCATGCTGGTTTCGCGCACCACGGCCTGGCGCTTCCACTCCTGCTCGATCGCGCGGGTGACCGCCGCGAGCGACAGCGATGCCGGGTCCTTGTTCATCGCCGCCGACAGCGGGATCATGCCGTCCATCGTCGCGATCACGAGATCGCCGCCGGCGCGAAAACAGGCATTCGGGCCCAGCGGCCGGCCGATATCGTATCGTCCCTCCATGCTCCAGTTCAGCGGGTCGGCGGGATCACTCCCCGAGAAGGCCACGACCTCCCCCAGCGTGCTGATGAAGACGCAGATATCGTCGAGGCCGTCACCGGCATCGACCGACCATGTATCGCCAAAGAGCAGCGAGCCGCCTTTCTTGAAGACGCCCGATAACGAGACCTTGGAGGCGGCGCCGCCAATTGCATCGACAGCAAGACTCCAGGCGTTCATGGTGTTCTTCTGGACAAAGAAAAGACGGTTCTTGAAGACCCAGACATGTGAGAGTGAGGATGAGGATACGCCGGTGATGGCCGGCGAGGTTGTCCAGGCCGCGCCGTCGAACAGCCGCCGGTCATCAGTCCCGTTGACAGCGACGAGAAAATCACCGCCAGTGCCGGCAAACATGACCGACGAGAAAATGCCGCTGGCAAGGCCGCTGACCGCCGCAGGAGGCTCAACCGTCGGACTCGCCGGGCTGGTGATGTCATAGATTTTGGTGGCGTCCGTCCCGAAAAGCCGCTCCGATGCGCCGCTGCGCCAGACCATGAGGCTTTTGACGCCCGCGGTGATGGTGGCATGCCGCAGCGACCCGCCGCGAGGCCGGATACCACGCGTCGTCGGGAAGAAGTTCTCGAGGATCGACGCACCGCCTTGTATATCCGTGGCGAGGCTCTCCGAGTCGATCCAACCGCGGATCGGGGCCGGGAAGACCTTCGGGGCGGCATGGGCCTGAGCGGGAGCCGGCACCTGCCGGCGACGGAAACTGGGCATCAGGGCACGATCGAAACGGGATATGCGGGCGTGACGCCGCGCAGGCGCCGCGACCGGCCGACTGTGATGATACGCGAACCCTTGTCTGTGGTGATCAGCTTCTCCTTGGCGTCCTCGTAATTGTCCTGGTCCTGTGCATAAGGAAGCCCCTTCTGCGCCCGCCACTTCCAAATCATGCAAAGCTGCAGAAGCGTCTCGGAGAGACGGAACGTGTCGGTGTCCTTGGTGAAGCCGTCCTTCAGCGTGCTCTGATCGTCCTTGGCCCACAGGTTGGTCATATAGAAGAATTTGACCTCCTCCGCCGCCGCCGGTGCTGGGCGGATTTGCATCTGCCCGCCGTAAAGCGTCCACATGCCGGCGACCTGGTTGAACTCGCGGATCTCCATGTCCAGCCACTGGTCACTGCTGGTGATGTGCGTGAGCGAGGTGATATAGCGGCTCGAACGAAGCTCCGCCTCTTTCAGCATGCGGTCATAACCGGCCGGAAGATCGAAAGCGGTCTTCGTGCCGTCGCCGGTGAGCGTGGCGACCACCTTGAGGGCTTGCCATTCATAATCCTTGGCGATGTGGAGGCCAGCCGTATTCGCCAGCACCCGCAATTCAGAATGCTCGCGCTCGGCCGAGCTGAAAACGGCTTCCGGCCGATCCAGGGCGATCGAGGCCGAGACATTCTGAATTGCAGAGAGTACGGTCATAGTTAAGCGGCCTCTTTGGCGTTGGCATCTTCAGCCAGGCGGACGAGCGTCGCGTGACCAGGCTGCCCCCTGGGTGCGATGCCGGTACGGTCTTTGATGAAGGCTTTCAGAGCCGGATCGTCCCAGTTCTCGAAGATGGAAGCGGCTTCCATCTCATCCTCGGGCGCCGGCTGCGGCGGCACGGCGTGCGGCTGCATGGCAGCAACCTGAGCGCCGAGCGCCTCGAGCTGCGCCCTGAGTGATGCATTCTCGGCCGAAAGGCGCGTCTCCAAGGCGCTGTCCTTGGCCTTCTGGATGTAGGTCTGCGCCTGGTCCTTCAGCTGCCGGCCGTACATGCCGAGGCGTGAGAGATTCGGGCCTTCGAGCTGCGCCAAGGCTTCCGCCGTGTGGACATGCAGCGCGCGCAGCTCGGCACGGCGCGCCTCGGTCAGGAACGGCAGTTCCGAGATGGGCGTGCCGTCGCCGATCGCCGCCTCGCCCGATTTGAAGGCATCATAATGGCGATGATAGAGCTGGGCATAGCTCACCCACTGGTTCGTCGCGGGATCGCGGATGCACTTTTCGTGCGCGGGCGCCACCAGCTCTTTGCGGGTGTCGCCGACGAACTTGATGTGGACCTGCTCCTGCTGGTCGAAGATCGGGCGACCTTCCTTGAGGGACTTGGCGCGGTTCTCGACCGCGACATTCTTGAATTCGATATGCAGATGCTTGGTGCTCGAGGCATCCATGGGGATTGTCCTTTCTGAGAGGGTGCGGTGGGAGGACGGGACCGAGGTCCCGCCCTGCTTCCTCAGATCGCGTTGCTTTCGACCCAGGCCCGGTCGCCTGTGCTCAACGCGCCGGAGCGGGTGGTCCAGGCGCCGGCGCCGGCAGCGACGGTCATCGCCGGCTCGGTCAGGATCACCGCCGTGTTATCGGCGATGCCGGCCGAGGCCTGGGCGAAGATATACATCCGGCCGTTCTTGGCCCGCACAACGGTGCCAAGGGGCATCTCGTTGTAAAACGGGTCAGTCGACGGATAGACCGCGCCCAGATTGACGCCCAGCGTCGGGCTGATGTGCTTGGAGGGATTCGACATCTCTGCTCTCCTCTCTTACGGCGCCGAGTCGTAGAGCTTGGCCATGTGCAACGGATTGTTCATGGTCAGCTCGCCGAAGAAGCCGATATGTTGGACAATGGCGTCCTGGTTGATGGGCATCTGCTTTCCACCGAAACGGACGAAGTTGCGATCCGGGTGATATCGGAAGCGCAAGGCCGTCGTGTCGATGAAGTAGCTGGTGTTGGCCGGCATGGCGGAGCCGATGCCGCCCTCCAGCACCACGTCCACCTTCTTGTTCGCGCTGTGCAGGCGCAGGGAGGTGAAGCCCATGGCGCCGAGCTCGCTCTCATTGGTGATCTGCTGGATCGCGACGAGGGCGCTTGCATAGGCCGAATAATGCTCCTGTGAGGACAGGATCAGATTCGGCCCCTTCGGGCCCCGGCTGCGCTGGATCAGGATGCGATCGAAAATGTCTCGCACCGTGGTCTTGTCGACCTGCGTGATGCCGGCAAAGGCCGAATTGGCGTCAAAGGCCGATGTCTGCCAGATGGCATTCGATCGGGCGATGCCGCCATAGGTGCCGGAGTTCACCACTGTGGGGATCGCCAGCTGCAGGCCGCCGATCTGATTGGCGGCAGTGCCGTTGCTATGGAGATCTTCCACGAAGCGATCGGTGAGTTCCGTCTCAGCCGCCGTAATGTGCTCCTCCATGATGTCCTTGAGCTGGTTGGTGCCCGAGTTCTTCAGGATGTCCTCATTCGACAGCGTGACGCTGACCGCGGCCAGCTTCGGCGTGAACTCGGCATCGTTGAAGAGCTCGGCCGGCTGCGGGTTGAGGAACTCGTAGCCGGAATAGCGGGTATAGGTGCCGCTTTCGTTGTAGAGCAGACGCTCGCGGATCGTCGGACCCGAGAAGGTCTTGAACTGGTTGCGCTTCTTCATCACGAAGAGCAGCGCATTGGAGTTCGACACAAGGTCGGCATAACCTTGAGACCGATCCTCCAACGCCAGCGAGAACGCCTCTTGCAGGCGCTCATTGGTGTTCAAAGCCATTTCGATTTCTCCCTAATGGCGCTGGTTGGAATCACCCGAGGCCTAAGGAGGCAAAAGCGCCATCGACGCTCTCCCGGGCGGTTGACGGGGCCTTGCGTCTTGCCGGGTTTGAGCCGGCACCTGGAGCACCCGTCACAGTCAGATTGCCGTTGCGGGTTTGAGCCGCGTTCAGCTTTGGATTTAGAGCGACCCTGTTCGGCGCGGGAGTGAGCCTCTCCGCCATTTCGTAGGCGCCCTGCAGGTCGGAGGCCATCTGCGTCTGCAGCAGACGCAAGACAGTCATCTGAAGTTCTGGCTCGTTCAGGCGGGGATTGGCTTCGGCGAACGCCTCGACCTGTCGCAACGTCTCGTCTTCATAACGATCCTGAATCGACTTCGTGATCCCACCGAGATGGTGATGCAGGCTGTTGACCTGCTGACGAAGGTCTCGAACAGTCTCGTCATTTCGAGCCTGCGTCTCATCCGGCCTCTGGCCCAAGACGAAAGACGCGTATTGGCGCGGCGTTATGCCGGCATAATCGAGAATGCTCTCGATGGCCTGCAGCCGCGTGCCGGGCTCTTCTGAAATGAGCGCGCCGTCGAGTGCGGTATAGCGCTCGAGCGCATCATGCACTGTGGTGTTCGATTGGCTGGCCATGTGAAAATAGGACCTGAGCGGCTCGAAAGCCTCTTGATAGCGCGCCATACCGCTTTCGAGCTCGCGAAAGGCGCGACCAACTTCACCCTTCACACTATCCGGCACACCACTCCAGGCGGCCTTCGCGTCGGCTGAAAAACGCGCCGGCGCCTCCATCGACGCCACCGACGGCTTGTGACCTTGGGATGTGCCTGCCGCGTCCTTGATCTGTCCATACTCGTCGCGTGCCTGCTCCGTGCCGTTCGACGTGTCCACGTCGAGAGCAGCAAAGGCGCGATCGAGAGAGCTCCGCGCCGTCTCCTGTGTGTGGTCCACGTTAGAGTCGAATTGGTCTACACCGCCCTCTGCATTGTTCTGGGCCCGATATTGCGCATTGGATTCGGTTGCGGCGCTTGCCGCTCCAGTATCATCGATCATGTTCTCGTTCCTCTGTCTGAGAGAGTGCTAGGCGCCGAACCCGGCGCGGGAGAATGCCCGTCCCACGGTCGCCTTGATGGCGGCACGGTCGGGTTTGGGCTTCGAGCGTCGGCAAAACATCGCGGAATCATTGCCGACTTCAACGAAACTGTGACCCTCGGCATTGCCGGAGGGCTTGTAGGTCGCCCTCATCGCCGCCTTGGAGGTATATATCTTACCATCGACCATGCTCTTGGCCGGGGGCATCTCATCACCAATGAGTATCGGCGCACCGAGAATCGACCGCTTGTTGAAAGCGGGCTCAGGGGCATGCGAGATGCGACATATGACGGCCATCAAATGACGTCCTTCCGAGTTGTCAGGCACAAGTCCGCGAATTGCTTAAAGGAGGGTTTGTGGTACGAGCATCTATGCCCTTCACCGCTGTGCTCAATCCTGATCAAGCCCAAATAGCTCAGCTATTCGCTGCGTCTAAGAACGGGGCGTTGAGGCGAATTTCCGACCACACTGGCGGCTTCTGGTACTGGCCATTCGAGCAGGCAACCCATACGGAGGGCGCTCGCCTTCTCAATGTTCCCTATGATCGTCCGCCGGGTGCGGGTGATGTTGTATCGACGATTAGTCGTCGGTTATCAGCCTAAGCGGCGAGCAGCAGGAGGGATATGGCCTCTTCCTCCTGCTGCCGTTCCTGTTCTGCGATAAACGCCTCGACGCGCGCCTGGTCGGTCGCTTGCGACTGGCGCATCAGTTCATCGATCACGATGCTGTAATCCGGCGGCGGGATCGGCAAGTACGTGAAGGGGTCGATCTCACCATGGGCAATCCGCCAGGACCGATCGATGATCTGACGAAGCTGCTCCTGCCACTCGATCTGTTGGCGCTCATAACGCGCCCTTTCGTCGTCACCACCGCGGCGCTCGTACCAGATCGGCATAAGCGCCGATGCGGACAATTCATCGTGCTCTTCGACCGCCGCGAGTATGGCGCCGATGCCGACCGAACCTTCCGCGGAGAGGGAATCACTCTCCTCTACAAAGTCGGCGGATCCAACGACGGCGACCGTTCCCTGCGCCGAAGACACGTCGTTGTCTTCAGTGACAAGGGCCGAGCCGGCAAGCGACAGCGTGGCATTGGTGTTGCCGGCATCATCGGCCTCGCCGACAAAGACTTGGGCGGTGATGACGAGCGCACCCGCAGAGGTGGCGACATCGTCCACTTCGATCGAACCCGTCGAGCCGGAGACGGGCAAAGAACAGGACGCGGTCAGACCATCATTGAACTCGATGATCGTCAGATCACCCTCGATCGGGCCAATCGGTCCACCGGCGAACAGGAGAAGCAGAGACATTCCCTATCTCACCTGCGCAAATGAGGCTGCCGTGAGCAGCGGATAGCTCGACATTCCGTGTTACCTCTGGCCGAATGATGCAGCTACTAGCATTGGATAACTCGCCCCAGTCGCATCAACGCTAGTTGCTCCCGGCAATGTGCTCATCGCATCCCCAAAGCGCCAAGAATAGTTGTAGCCATCCGTCAGTGTAGTTCGGTTCGTCAGCCCACTGGTAAAGCTTACAGCACTTTCCGCGCCGGCTATGCCTATCGCAGCGCCTCCTGCCACCATGGTAAGCGATTGAGCGGCCGTCACATTGACGGCAACATTAGCGGTTGCAATGTCCTGATACCAGACAGCACGCCATACGCCCACGGCCAACCCTCCCACAACATTGCCAGAAGCATTGACCACAACGTTGGCGCCGTCGAGGTGTGGCGCGGCGACGCCAAAGATGGCACCAGGCACCAGCGCCGCCCCCGTCGTGGCGAGCAGTGTCGCGGGAACTCCCGTTATCGAGCATGTCAGAAAAGACACGGCCGGACTCGTATTCCCACCGCACGCGACCAAGAAGACTTGCCCTGGATCCGCGTCGACAAGAAAGCTGCTAAGTGAGAACGAGGTCACCCCTGAACCTAGCTGGCCCCCAAGAAACTCAAGAGACAGTGCCGCCCTGCTCCTGAAGGTCAGCAGTTTCTTCTTGGGCGTCCACATTAATCCATCCTGGCGAATTTTGCGCGCACAGTCAGGATATCGCCAGAGGCTGGTGTGAACGCCTGGATCACCTTGACCAAGAATTTCAAATCATCCGTACCGACACAGGTGCAGAGATAGTTGAGATTGCCAACATGCCCAACCTTATTGTTTGAGGCACTCTTGTTGATGACGAAGGGTACCACAGCAACGAGTTTCTTGGCATCAGCATCGCTGAGACTGAAGGTAGCATTATCATTTACAGCAGTGACTGCGCTGTCGAATATCCAGAGCTCGCCGACGAAGTCCGGGGTTCCGACACTATAGATCAGCGTGACATCAGTAAGCAGTGCGGTCTTACCGGTGCCACGCGCTACACCACTAAGTTCGAACCCGCCAGCTGTCGGCGCGCTGGTCGAGTTGGCGAACGCGTCATTGACAGCATATGCCGTAGTATCAGCCGGCCTAGTGATGTCCACCGAGATCGTGGTCGTGTCATCGCTCGGAGGTGCAATTGGAATGCCATTGGCAGCGATCTGTTGACCGCGCAAGAGTGGTGACGACACGCCATCGCCGCCGAGATCGATCTTGACTTCCTGATAATGAACGCCCCCGACATCATCGGTCGCGATGACCGGCGTCGCGGTGCCGCCGCCTGTGGCGGGTATTGTGACATTGTCCGCCATCACGGATTGCCCGCCGTCAGGGTGAAGTTTACCACCGTGAAAACTTGGCCGATGGCGAAGTTCGTGTTGTCGAGGATCATGTCGCCGCCGCCGCCCGTGATGGTACAGGTGCCCTGCATATGCGTCGTCGTCCCCGTACTATCCTTGATGCGGAAATGCCCCGCGACACCGGTAGCATCGGCCGAGAGATCCTGCCAGGTGCCTGACTTCGACTTCGTGCCGCCCGACGCCGCCGACATCCAGTCGGACGGCAGATTGACGGTTGCCATTACGGCTCCGCTGTCCGACGCAGCGCAGTTGACCGGCGGCGCGCCGGATCTGATCTGCAGGATTGGTGTCGTCCCGATCGTGGTCTCTACGACATCGAGGCGCGCATTTCGTACCCCGACCGAATATTGCATCGTCATGGTCAATTCATCCCTGGTGATAGGCTGGGCTGGGTTGTGTAGATGCGCCCTTCCGGTGTCGTAACGGACTTCGGCGCCGCAAGTACCTGACCGATCACGGCAAGTGCCTGAAGAATCTGGACGTTCTGGCCGGCCAGTTGGGCGATGACTTCCGACATCGAGTAAGCGGCGGGCTGTCCTGCGGCGTTCCCCGCGAGGTCTCCTTCAACTCGCGCTTTTCTGATCTCGCGCTCGTTCACCTGGTCGAGTTTCTTGTTCCTGAGCGCTATTTCGTCGGCGTGCTTCTGCTTCTCAAACTCAAATCTTTGCCCATCCGACTGGGCAGTGAGCTGCGCAGGATCGGGCCGTGGACTGGCTGCGGCCTGCTGTGCCTGTTCGCGGATCGTCTCGGTGAAATCCTCGATCACCGCCGTCATGGCGCGCCCGGCTCGGAACGGCGCCACCGAAAACTTAATCATCTCCGCCGCAAAGGGACCGGCTGCCGGTTGCGCTTGGATAAGCGGCGTCAACTGCTGAATGACCCCCGCGAGCGAAGACAAGAACTCCGTTCGCCGCTGCTTCTCCATGTTTTCATCGGCCTGGATCGTGCTGTCGGTCTCGATCTCAAGCACAAACGGCCGGATATGCTGATCCCTGAGAAGAGCAACCACCTGATCGATAGTGACAGTCTCGGCAAGCTCGTTCAGCCGCTCTTGCGTCTCCTGAAATTGGTCAGGCGATTGCGCCATGCTCTGGCTATCGGCTTCCTGAAGGAGTTTCGTCACATTCTTCGTGAGCAGCTGAGCCTGCTCCTGAATCGCTGCTGCCGTCGGCAAGCTCAGCTGGGTTATCGTGGTGAAAGTCTCCGGCGTGAAATTCTCAGCCATGATCTCGCCGGCGATCCGGACCAGGTCGCGGGCAAATCTCACGAGCTCGATTTGCCGCTCCCGGATGCGCACCGAACCGTACTGACTCTTCAATTCCTGCGCGGTCGCTGTCTCCTGCGGCTCGGTGGCGCCGCGCATGATGTCGCTCAGCCCGGTGATCTGATATACGTCATCGATGATCTGCCGCCGCAACAGCAGTAGTTCTCTGATGGTTGCAGCAACTTCGGTGATCGGCAGCCATATGATACTGTCCCTGAGAATGGCGCCGCCCAGCGCCGCGAAGTTTGCGACAGGCACGAGGATCGCGTTATTGTCCTGCTGGCGCAGGGCGGCCTCGACCGCTTCCGCCAGATCACCGGCGCCCGCAGCATAGAAGCCCTTCATCCGCAAACCTTCGGCCAATGCCGATATGCGCGCGGTCAGCTCGTTGATCTCATCAAACTGATCACGGCAGAAGTAGTAATCGGGCACAGGTATGAGTCGGCGCCGCTCCAGTGTCGAATAGGCGGGTTTCGGGCACGGAAAGAACCCATCGAGCTTCAGGAAGGGCGCGCGGATGTCCAGGACTTCATCGATCCCGTCGGCGATCCAGACAACGCAGTTCCTGGTCTTGGACCAGATCTCCCATACTTCGCCCTTCTTCTCGCTTTTGTAGCCAGCGTCACCGTCGGATGGCTCCTGGCGCTCCTTGAGATCTAGTCTGGCGAAGATATCTCCGAAACGGGCAATGCCTTGATCCCGCGTCAGCCAGGCGCGTTTCGCGACCCAGCCAACCTCCGGCCATTTGCGCGCCGGCTCGTGAAGAAAGTCCGTGCGATCCACATGCTCATAGGGCACACGCTGGTTCCGCGGTTCATGCGCCGGCCCGATCTCCTCGGTCGGATCGCTGTCGTCTTCATAACGCACCCACGCGACACCCCGGCCATTGATCAACATGTCGTCCCTGACCGCCAGCATGACGGCGTTGATGTCCTCGGTCTCGAGATTGACAATGAGGGCACGCTCCAGCATCGCTGAAGCGGCGCGCGGCAAGGGCGACATGTCCTTGAATCGGGTCGCAACGGCGGGCTGTGGCGATCTCGAATAGATCGAAGGCCGCAGCACCTCCAGATTTGCCCAAAACATCTGAAACTCGCGGTCGCCACTGACATCCGCAAGACGTCTCAGATCGGCATAGAGCTTATCGATGCTGTCGCACTTATCCAGCCAAAGCTGGAAGTATTTCTTCGCGTCACCAATGCACTCCAGCCAGGGTCGCGCATTGCGGATCGTCGCTTCGGCATCGGCGGTCTCATAGTCATTCATGTACGCGTTCTCTTGCTTGGTCGATCAACGGGGGGACCGGGAAGGCAAACTGTCCCGCGGGAGCGGTCCGGCTTCTGAATGAGCGGTGGTTTCGGTATCACAAGCTCGCAGTTGATGGCGTATTCGCCGAAAGCATCCGCACCGTGACTGTTCTGGTCATGCAGCGGACCGGTATAAGCGCCGAGACTGTCACTCATTCGCCGGCAATAGCGCCGCAACCTCGACACGCCCAACATCACTCGCTTGGTCCGATTGAACCGAGTGAGGGGCAGCAACCTTCGCGCGGCATTGATCCGCTCGACCGGCCCTTGCTGAGCACCCACATGGATCGGCTTCACTCCAAGCGCCATGAGGGTCAGGGCCCTGGTTCTGCCGCCCGCCCCCCATTCGCGCACCTTCACATCGTGCGGCAGAAAATGCTCGCCATAGCGAAAGGCGTCGACACGCTCGATACGACGCCGCGCCAGGAAACTCTCCGGAGGATCAGGTATCAACTCCGGCAACGCAGTTCGTACGATGTCCTCAGCGCCGAGGCCGGAGAATTCGTGATAATCGATGACCGTAGCGCCAGTTCCGTCATCCTGGACAAACCAGATCGCGGTATAGTCGTCGACGCCGATGTCCCAGGCAGTCCTGACAGGAAGGTCCACACGATAACCGAAATCTCCGATCCGGCCGTCGCTTTCCGCCTGCGCGATAAGGCCGGCATAATACGCAGCCTCGGACGTCATTTCGTAGGCGCCGCCCCAGACATGCGCCGCCATCTCGGGATCCGAGATGTAGTCGCTGTCCCTCTCGCGCCGCAAGACCTCGGGGAACCAAGGATTGTCGCGCCCGTTCACCGAAGCGACAATAGCGTCCGCACGTGGCCTGCCGCTCCTGAAGAAGGCGTCGACCGCATCAGTCTCGTATCTCGGATTCCAGCTGAACCAGATCTCCGAGTCCTCCTTGCGGATCGTCGGCCGCAGCAAACGCAGTGACTTCGCCGAGAGACTTTGCGCCTCCTCGACCCACGCAATGTCATAATCCTCCAGCGACTTGATATTCTCGGCATTATAGGACTGCATGCCGCGAAAAATGATCAACGATCCGTTGGCGCCGCGAATTTCGGTCTCAAGAACGTGGAAACACTTGCCGACGCCGAATTTGGCAATCTTGTCGATGATGAGCTGCCGGACCGATTCCTTTATGGAGTTCTGTACCTCGCGAATGCACACCGCCCGTGTCTGACGCCCATAACAACGGAGCACCAGCTGTTCGGCGAAGAAATGTGATTTCGCGCCACCCCTCCCGCCATAGGCGCCCTTATAGCGCCGGGGCACCAAGAGCGGCTGGAAGGCGCGCGGCACATCAACGTTGAGCGTCGACAATGCGAATTTCTATCGGGCCCGTATCGGCCGTGAGTGTGTTATTTTTCCCGACCTCGACCGCCCCACGAGGCGCAAGAGCCGAGGGGTCCGATATGGACTTCCCGAGCAGCCCGAGAGCGGCAGATACCTGGCTCGATGACAGATCCCGTTTTCCTTCGACATAATCGATCAACGCATTGAGGACGCCACTCTCGCGGATCTTTCGGCGCTCACGATGGAACGGATCGGCGCGGTCACGCTTCTTCGACATGGGAGGCCTGCCATTTTTTGGAGTTCGAAACGAAAACACCCGGCACTTTGGGGGCCGGGCGCGATAAATCTGATCTTGATAATTCCCAACTCTCATGCGCTGGCCCGGGAAGTCAACAGACAAAGCGGTTCGGAGCACGACGGAAAATTCGACTGCTGGCCGCATAGAAAAAGCCCGGCAGCAGCGTTCGCTCCGGGCTGATTATTCGATCGTGTTATTTCCCAACTCTCATGCTTAGGCCCGAGGAGTCAAGGCGTGCGCGCCGCTATCCGGTTCGCGAAACGATGCCGCGATGATGCACCCGGCTGATCGCATTGAGACCCGAGCGCAGGAGACCTAGCTCCTTGTCGCGCATCCGATCATTCTCGGAGATGCAGACGTCCCACACGATGCTCGTGGCCGAAGGCGAAGCCGGATCAAGACAGTCCACTTCACGCAGCGCTTCCATGTAAGTGCGTGCCCGTTCCTGTATTCCGATCGGCATGTCGCTGTTGCCCGAGCCTCCAAGCGCCGGAAGGAAGCCGGCCTTTCCCTGACTCGGCCGCTGACCACCACTTGCCGCCAGATAGTCCCGCATGGTCAGCGCAAAGTCGTAGCCGGCGTCGGCCTGGGCGGGGGTGATGATATTCCAGTTTAGCAGACGGCCCAGAGGTGAACCCATCACATCGCGGCCGGCCATTTCGAGGCTAACGCCAAATATGCGCATACGGGCCTCGAGCGCCGTGCGGCGTGTTTCTTCCTGGCGCACGTTCTTCACCCTGTCACCGGAGGCGTAGCGGCGCCCCGGCTTGCGTTTGCGTCCGGTTTTCATGGGCTTTCCTTTCAGGTCGATGCTTGGCCGACTAACAGTGCCTAAGGCCGCTTCATGCGGTAACGGCCGGAAATGCTGATCCCGGGAACATAGGGAAGCGTCGGCAGGAGCGCTTCTTCCAAGGCGAGTTCTTCACTCTCACTTCGGTGAACGACGCGGCTGCGGCGCATACGATCGTAATCAGGGTCGAGCCAGCGGCGCACCGTGTCGGGATTGACCGCCAGAGCCCGGGCGATCGTCGCGTAACGCTCGCCCCGCCGATAAAGCGAACGGGCCTGATTCACCAAAGCCGGGGTTCGCCGCAGATGAAAGTAATCGGCTCGGGACTTCCGGGCAGGCAAGGAAGGGGATGGGCCGGGAGCCAGCTCTGGGGAGGGTAACGGCTCGACCGGCCCTGCCGCCGCGAGCGTCTCTCGAGCGGCGGGTCGCAGATCCGGGGGAACGTCGACTGAGGTGTTGTTCATGACTTGTACATACGCTTTTTACGTACAAACAGTCAACTTGATTTCATACGCTTTATACGCTATACGCGTTTCATGTCGGATATTCCGGTCACGGAACGTTTAAAGGCGCTGCGCAATCGCGCGGGCGCAACCATGGCCGAAGCGGCTCAAGCGCTCGGTTATAAAACCGCATCCGGCTACCAGCATTACGAGGATCCGAAGAAATTCGGCCGCCATTATCTGGCGCATGAAATTATCGAGAAGCTCATCCCCCTGCTCGTCGGCCGCGGCGAGCCTCTCATAACCGAAGAAGAGGTCTTGAATCTTGGCGGCCAGCGGACAAAAGGAGAGGCTCCGCGCATCATCCCCATCAATCGGTCAGCATCCGGCAGGCTCGTGCCGATCTATTCCGCCGCACAAGGCGGCGAGGGGCACCTCATCATCGACCATACGCCGATCGATCGGCTTCCTCCGCCAGAGGAGCTACTTCATGTCAGAGATCCTTACGGAATACTGATTGTCGGCGAATCGATGGTCCCCGCCTACAGGCCCGGTGACATTGCCTGGGTCAATCCCCATAAACTGCCGGAGCGCGATACCGACGTAGTTCTTTATCACTTGCCGCCGCTTGGCGAAGCCGAGGCGATCATCAAGACATTGGTCAGCTGGTCGCCGCAGGAGTGGAAGCTGCGGCAATATCAGCCTCCTATCGACTTCACCGAATCCATCGTGGATTGGCCGATCTGCCATCGGATCGTGGGAAAGAAAAACGTGCGCTGATCAGGCTGCAGCCTGCTCCTCTTCATCCGGCACCCGCCCCCAGCTCGCCAGCACGACGGCCTGCTCATACTCGCCCGCCTCCGGATCCACGCGCCGGGAAAAGGCAACCGCTCCAACCGCCGAACCGGCCTGGCGCGACACCAACCTGCGCGCATGATCGGCGTCCTTGGCCTGGATCGCCGGCAAGGCGACCAGCCCGCCCCGTTTTGTTTCAAGATAGGGCTGAACGATGAAATAGGTTTGCATGGTCATTTTTGGTGCCTCCCTGGCTTTGGCTGCCTTCACCAAACATGCCGCAATTATATGAACATATCAAGAACAAACTTCGCCTCTGCAACATACGCAAGTTATACGCAAGCCATATTCATACGTTTTACATTGACATACATACTGTTTTAACGTACAAACAAATGCAACGATATAAAGGGAGATGCGTGATGATATTCAACGAAGCCGAAGCCCGCCGACGCCGCAATGCCCTGTATATAGAGGCCTATGCCAGGGCCTGGGCAGAGGCCAGCCCGGCCGAGAGAGAATTGGCCGTCCTGACCATGAAGGAGAGATGGAACGATGCCGACAGAACCCGCCACGCGGAGCTGACCCGCCGCGGCACCCCACCCTCCTCATGA